TCTGCTTCAGACGCAGGTGCTGGAACTCTTGTTTATGTTTCTGATGGTGCGGCAGGTTCTGCAATCCTAGCTTTCTCTGACGGAACAGACTGGAAGCGTTCAGATACAGGCGGCACAATCGCAGCAGCGTAAGGGGGTGACCAATGAGTAGGTTCAAACCACCTAGTGAAGAAGAGTTAGCTCGTCGTGGAATCGGTGTAAAAGTCGAAAAGAAACGCGCACGTAACGAGGATGGTACGCTAAAAGCAGACGACCCTTCGACTCCAGATGTGAATGAAGCATGGGAGACAGTGAAAAAGGTTGTTAAGCGCGGTCGTCCTAAGAAGAAAAAGGATTAACACATGGCAGGTCCAGTCAGTGCATACAACTGGGTTCAAGGAACAACAGCCGCCGTTGTTGGTCCGTCTCGTTCACGTTTACGTCAGGTTGTAATTTACGGTGCCGCAGCAGGTGCGTTCACGTTGAAAAACGGGGACACGAACGGAGAAGTTTTGCTAACGCAGAAGTTCCCAGCGGGACATCATGTAATGAACATCCCAGATGACGGCATCATCGCAAGCAGCGGTGTGTTTGTCGATGCGTTTACGGGTGCGAGTAACGAACTCACGATCATCCTATCGTAGGAGGATCCGATGGCATACGATCTCCGTTCCATTTCACAGGTCGGAACATCTGAGCCATTTGAGCTACAGGTGGCTAGGGGTCAGATCCCTGGTCACTCCATTAGGAATTTGTTTGGAACAAATCCTGCAATCGGTACAACATTCCGTACACCTTGGGAAAACAACACGGCATTGCCGTTTTTGTCGTCTGAACAAAAGCTGGATATAATAAGCACTAGTGAAGATGACGCGGAAGGACCGCAAGTTTTAATCGTGGGTGTTGACGGCAACTACAACGAAATACGTGAAGTAGTTGCGTTGAATGGAACAGCGGGTGCTCAAACACAACAAAACTTTTTTCGTATAAATGACTTAATTATGTCAACGGGTAACGCTGTTGGAGACATCACGGCAGAGTTTAACTCAGTAGTTTATGCAAAGATCATTGCAGGTCGTGGTAGGAATCAGGCTGCGGTGTTTACAGTACCTGCGGGTTATTCGTTCTATCTTGGACGGATTGATGCATTTACAGCAACGGCGAACAACGACACTAAAATTATGACATTTAGAAACCAGGTTACGTTTTCTGACGGGCGGGTTTTTGATGTGGCACAAACTAGCTTTGTGTCTCGAATGGATATCGCACGGACACTTCCCTTTAAGGTTTCGGAAAAATCAACTATTGAGTTCCAAGTCAAAATGTCAGGGCAGACGGCTGACATAGGTGTTTTTGGCGACGGGTTTTTGATTAAAGAACAAGGGAGCTTGTGATGCCTAAGATCGACAAGTCCAAGATGAAATGCAACAGCCCAAAACGTCAAAAGTCTGGTGGCAAGAAGTTTGTTGTAAAGGCATGTGACAAGGGGAAAGAGAAGATCGTCAGATTCGGGGACGCTAATATGACCATTAAGAAGTCAAACCCTGAACGCCGTAAGTCTTTTCGCGCCCGTCATGGGTGCGACAAGGGCAAACTTGATAAACTAAAGGCCAAGTATTGGTCGTGTAAAATGTGGTAGAAAGATGAAGATTAACTATCAAGATATCTTTAGCGGTTTAATAATATTGCTTTTAAGTTGGGGTGCGTATCAGTTGTACGGCATGAACGCAAACATGGCTGTGGTGACTTATAAAGTTGATCAAAACTACCAGATGATCAAACCAATGTGGCAGGATTTTTTAGTGCGGAGTGCAAAGTACAATGAGCATAAGTCGAAGTTCAATGAGTTATCAAATATCCACGCCGCCACAGAAAAGGAATAGCGATATGGGAAAACCAGGTTTGTGGACAAATATCCACAATAAGAGAAAAAGAATCGAAGAGGGGTCTGGCGAACGGATGCGTAGCAAGGGCGAAAAAGGTGCGCCTACCGAGGAGGCTATAAAGCGTTCGCAAGGAAAGGCCAAAGGTGGTATGGTACGATATAAGAACGGCGGATGTGTGATGGCTGGTCGTGGAGTTCGTGATACGCATATGGGATAAAGGTATAATGTAATGTGGACAGCATTTGTTCTGATTTGCACACAAAACTTTTGTTTTGCAGTAGGTGGCCCAGGCCACGTATCAGAACAGGATTGCTACGCGGACTTAATGAACAACGGTCTGCCGTCATTGCAAAGCAAGTATGTAGGTTCAGTTATAGTAAACTTACAATGCTATAACTGGGGAGAAAGGAAGCAGGAGTCATGACCACATCAGGTTCAAGAGACTTTAACATGGATGTCGGTGAGATCATCGAGGAAGCGTTTGAACGCTGTGGCCTCGAAGTTCGCACAGGCTATGATGCCAAAACGGCTCGTCGTTCGTTGAACTTGATGTTTGCGGATTGGGCTAACCGTGGGTTAAATCTGTGGACAGTAAAGCAGGCAACTCTAACCTTAACAGAGGGGCAGGCTCAAGAAACGCTGACCGACGATGTTGTGGACATTTTAGAAGTTACGCTTCGTCGGAGTGGCACAGACTACGAAGTTGAGCGCATTAGTCGTGGGGAGTACGCTACTCTACCCAACAAAACGACTAAGGGTCGTCCTAGCCAGTTTTATTTTGACCGTCAGATTGATCCTGTAATTAACCTTTGGGCAACTCCTGAGAACTCTACTGATCAGCTTGTTTACTATTACGTGCGGCGAATTGAGGATGCAGATGCTTTGGTTAATACTACTGATATGCCTTTTAGGTTTTATCCTTGTATGGTGGCGGGGCTAGCATATTATTTGGCAATGAAACGTGCGCCAGAGAAAATACAGATACTGAAGTCTGTATACGAGGAAGAGTTCCAACGTGCGGCGGACGAAGACGAAGGTCGGACGCCTCTTAAACTACAGCCTAGCATGGCTTACTTGAGGGTCTAATGGCATACGCTAGCGGAAAGAATGCTTGGGGGATATCGGATCGATCCGGTCGTCGTTACCGTCTTCGGGACATGAAGAAGGAGTGGACGGGTGCGCTTGTTGGCCCAGACGAGTATGAGCCGAAACATCCACAGTTATATCCGCCCAAAGCCTATCCAGATCCGCAAGCGTTACGTAATCCTAGACCAGATCGGGTGGAGCCTGCGGTAGAGGTGCTACTACAGAACAATCCGTTTACTACGGGTGCGCAGGGTTCTTCGGTTGTTACGGTGTATGAACTAGCGCATGGTCGTAGCACTGATGATGTTGTTCGCTTTAGAACGGTTGCTCCGTTTGATGGGATTACCGCAGCGGACATTACAAATGCATCTGGTTATGCGATTACAAAGGTAGATGAAAACAATTATACGATAACGGTTTCTGGCACAGCTACGGTTGGCGGTATTCGAGGCGGCGGAGACTTTGCCTCGGCAGGACCCGTAACGGTGGAGGCATAAATGGCGTTTACATATGCAGAGCTAAAACAGGCAATCAAAGATTATACGGATAATAATGAAACAACGTTTGTAAATAATTTGCCGTTATTCATTCGTATGTCAGAGGAACGTATTTTAAAAAACGTTCAATTGTCTTTGTTTCGTAAAAATGCAACGGCGTCTACGGTAGCAAATCAAAAGTATTTAGCTTGTCCATCTGATTTTTTAGCTCCTTTTTCGTTAAGTTTCGAAGGCGCGGATGGGGACAAGTTTTTTGTAGAGTTTAAAGACCCGTCGTATATACAAACGTATACACCGGATTCAACTACAACAGGTGCGCCTCGATACTACGCGCAGTTTGACGTTAACAATTTTATGTTAGGACCAACTCCAGATGCGATATACACCGCCGAGTTGCATTATTTTTACCGACCAAACAGTATCACGATTGGCAGTGACACTGGTACAACTTGGTTAAGCACAAATGCAGAGATAGCGTTGTTTTATGGCGCGTTAGTTGAAGCATGTGTGTTTATGAAAGGTGAGCCAGATATAATGGCATCATATAATCAAAAGTTCCAAGAAGCCTTGGTTGGTGTTAAAATGCTTGGTGAGGCTAAAGAAACTACAGATGAATACCGCACTGGCAAGGTTATTAGGGAGAGAAATTAATGCTAACACCTGGACTAGGCATGGATGTTCCAAGGCATAAGCCTTTGGTTATGGTAGAGACGACCAACAATCGAGGGTTTACGCCTGACGAAATAGCGCAACATTGCGTTAACAAAATTATTTCTGTTTCTGACAACGCCCACCCCGCTATACGAGATCAAGCTAGAGCGTTCTCTTCTCAAATACAGAAGGTATTAGCGTCACACATGCAAGAGGCTGTTCGCAATGACCGCATAACTGTGTATAATGCCTTAAAAGATGCGGGGCATCCGCAACTGGCTGAACTCATAAGGAGACTTTAAGATGGCCTTTGATGGTAACTTTATGTGTACTTCCTTCAAGAAAGAATTGCTTGAAGCAAAACACAATTTTTTGGCGACTGGTGGTCACCAGTTTAAACTTGCGTTGTACAACAACGACGCTTCTTTTGATGCGGATACTACGGCGTATACTTCAACAAATGAAGTCGGCAACACAGGCACGTATGAAGCTGGTGGTGGGGATCTTACAAATGTAAATCCAACAACATCTGGGACTACAGCTTTTACGGACTTTGACGCTGCGGCGGATTTAGAGTTTACAGATGCTACTATTACAGCGTATGGGGCTTTGATTTATAACAGCACAACATCCGGTAATCCTGCGGTTCTTGTTTTAGATTTTGATGGAGCTAAGACTTCTACAAACGGCACGTTTAAGATTATCATGCCTACAGATGACGCCAACTCTGCCATCATCAGAATTGAAACTCCTGTTGCCCCCTAATTAGGAGAATATTATGGCGTTAGTTCTTGCGGATCGCGTAAAAGAAAATACGTCCACGACAGGCACGGGTGCCTTAACACTAGACGGCGCGGACAATACGTTCCAATCTTTTAGTGCTGTTCTGTCGGACGGTGACACAACGTATTATGGAATAGTCGAACCAAGCACTGAAGAGTGGGAGGTTGGAATAGCAACATATGCGTCAGGAACTAACACATTAGCTCGTACAACTATTCTTGCTAGCTCAAATTCTGGCAGCGCAATTAACTTAACCGCAGGTGTTGCGGTTGTGTTCTTAACACAGCCTTCTGAGAAGGCGGTCTATAAGGATGTGTCTGGCGACACGGATCTAGGAACAAATGCGTCCCTTGATGGCTACATTGATTTTACAGCTATCGATCACCCAACACATGCCGAAGGACGAGTATATTTTGATACCAACCATAAAACTCTTTCGTACCAAGGCGACATAAGTGGTCTGGAACATGAAGTAGGCATTGAAGAACACGTTCGTGTTTATAACAACACAGGGTCTACTATTGCAAAAGGTAAACCTTGTTATTGGTCTGGCAACTTTATTGTGTCTGGTGGGACTGATGTTCCGACAATTGGTTTGGGCAATGCGACAGAGGTTAGTAAATATAATGTCCAAGGGCTTGCGGCTCACGACATAGGAAACGGGCAGTTTGGCTATGTTATTGTCTCTGGTTTAGTACAGGGATTTGATACATCAGGTCTAAATGCCGGAGATAATTTCTTTGTTGGCTTGACCGATGGTGCAGTGCAAAACGCCTCCCCTACATATCCGAACTATCCTATGTGTCTTGGTTGGGTTATCAAGTCTGATGCTACAGATGGTGTCGTTTTAGTTAACCAGCAGAACCACTCAGTTAACAGTTTCCGTGTACGCACAGATGCTCACGTTGGTGGGGATCTTATTGTAGCAGGGGATCTAAGTGTTTTTGGTACTACAACATCTGTTTCTACAGAGAACGTATCCAGCGGTGCTGCGTTTAACTACCTAAACGCGGGGGACACGATTGGTGAAGCAAACACCACGTTTAGCGGTACAGGTTTGGATGACGCTTACTTTGGTGGGCACTTTAAGGGTACAGCCAACACAACGTACTATGTCCGTATTGATGGCACAGGCACCCCTGACACGTTTGAGTGGTCGAAGGACAACTTTGCTACTACGGAAGCAACAGGGGTTTCTGTAAATACTGCGGGTAACACGCTCGATAACGGGATTACAATTGAGTGGGGTGCAAACACAGGCCACACACTTAATGACACTTGGAGTGGCACAGCGGCACCGTCTAACGTAGACACTGGTGTGTTTTCAAATAGGAATACAGGTGGCAGCGGCGTTGGGTATACTCACGTTGGTGTATTTTACGATGTCTCCGCCACCGAATGGGCGTTGGTCGGAGAGTATGGGCCAGAGCCATCTGGGTCTATAAACACAAGCGATTCTACGTTTGTTTATGGCGACCTTAGAGCCGGAACAATTTACGGTACGTTTGAAGGAAACATTACGGGTGATGTCACTGGTAATGTTTCAGGTAATGTCACTGGCGCATTGACTGCGGGGGACAATGTAAAAGCCATTTTTGGAGCAAACAGTGATTTAAGCATATTCTCTGATGGCACACATTCAAGGATAGAAGATAGCGCAACAAACTCTGGCGACTTGTACATTCGTGGCAGTAATAACTTACGCTTGCAGACTTGGGACGGCGTATCAGCATGGCAAGACGCTATTGTCATGGACGATGCGGGTTCAGCGGAGTTATATCATAACGGAACAATCACTTTAACAACGAGTGGCACAGGCGTAGACATCACGGGTAAAATTACTGGCGATGAAATAGATATTTCTCAAAACGGTGCCACAACTGTTAAGCTGGGAGAGCAAGGTAGTGGCGATAGCACTATCCTTAACTTTGGAAAAGGTTTTGACCAAGAGAGTGCTATTTGGTTTAAAGGGTCTGCTATCTACGGTGGGCTTGTTATGGGGAGCAACGAAGACATCGTTATATCTCTTGATGAGGACGATTCTCTAGGAACCGATAAATCTTTCTTAATCCAAGGATCAGGTCGCACCAAGACGCACTTCTCTGTAGAAGAGACAGGCGACATCAGCTTTTACGAGGACACAGGCACCACGGCAAAGTTCTTCTGGGATGCGAGTGCTGAGAGCTTGGGGCTCGGGACAGATTTGCCAAATGGGTTGCTTGAGCTAAGGGCTGGAACTGGCAGTGGTACGCTAAATATTGTTAGCACAGTTAATGCTACTGATGCTGGAAATAAGATTGCATTCTTTGCGGCAGATCGTTCTGACACCGATGAAGAAATGGCGTACATAAAGCCGTTGCTTGGGACTAACGCAGGAGGTTCAGGCAATGTTCAAGAGGGCCATCTTACTTTTGGCACCTCTGGCTCAGAACGCATGCGCATCGACCGCAACGGTAGCTTGCTGGTGGGTAAGACGACTGCTGACACTGGGGCAACTAGTGGATTTGAGTATAATTCCGACGTTCTTTATGCTACTCGTGCAGGGACTCCTGCGGCATTCAACCGACTAACCACAGACGGCGACCTTGTGTTGTTCCAAAAAGACGGCACCACTGTGGGGAGTATTGGGACGGAAAACACCCACCTTACTATTGGTAAAGGCGACACAGGGATAAAATTCCAAGCTAATGAAATGATCATTCCTTGGGACCTAGACGCAAATACTCTTCGTGATGATGCAATTGATTTAGGTAATTCTACTAACCGTTTTCAAAGTCTTTATCTCGGAGGCCAAGCCAAACTAATTCCAG